CCTCGTATGTTTTCGGTTCTGGGTAGACGCCAAGTGGATCACGAATATCGATCCTTGGGACACCCCTTTCAAAGTCGGGAGACACCACAAGACAGGAGGTGGCGTACCCGGCGAGATGCCGATATGCGCGACGCATCTTGATCTTGTAACGCGACTGGTACCACGTAGCAGCCAACGCCCTACGCCTGATGTCTGCGTACTCCCTAGAACGAACACCCCGTTCCTTGCTGCCGTCGATTGCAGGGCAACCAATGAACGGCATCACTGAAGCAGCGCGCTGTGCAACCGCATCAATATTCTCTGAAATCAACGCTGGAGTCAGCGGAGGAAGAACCGGTTCATCATCCATTGAAGGAATCGGAATAACATAATCGCCGTTATACCGATCCTTTACATCCAACATCTTTGCCAACAAAGGAGATTGAACGTCTTGTCTTTGCCTGACAATCCCGACGATCTCATCAAAGGTATACATCAAAACACCTTACTAGAAGACAGAGATGCCTTCCACGGTAGTCCTTTAAAGTTAAATTGTGAAGAGTCAACGTCAAAAGATTGTTTCCTTTGACGCCAAAGAATCCAGATAAACCACAAAGCCATGACCTGATCCTGCCGAAGACGAGTACCACGCTTCAAGGGACGCCACGCCTTCAACTGGCGAATCAACTGGTCAACCATATGCCTAGTGGACTTGTCGTCCGCATACGGAATATCGATCTCGCCGCGCATAAACGACAACGCCATCGACGGTACACCAATCGTTTCGTCGTACTTGTTGACACCAGTGAGATGCTCACGCACACGAAACCCGTAACGATTCGTCATCTCAACCAACCGTTCATCACGAGACAAACCCTTCTGGAACACCATCGCTTCGATCACGACATCGGAAACGCTAGCACCATTCCTCATGCATTGGAGAACAGCGTCCTCCACGACACCGAGGATCTGCTCGTTGCGGGTCAGACCAGTGTCTTCCCGAACGAAAAGAATTTTAAGTTTTCCCTCGTGCGGCGTAGCAGCCACAACACAATTATTGGAACCGAGAGCAGGATCAAGCCCAATATAGATCGAACAGTTTTTCGGTGGTTCATGGTTAACGGACCTCAAAGGATTCAAACACTTCTGGATAGAGTCATCGGTAAATGTCGCAGACATAGACGATGATGGTTCCTGCATGTAGTTCCGTGACCAAGCCTCTTCACCCACCTTGCGGCGAATGCGATCTAACTTCTCCATCGTAAACATTTCAGGCCACAACGGTTCAGGCTCACCCTGCTTATTCGTAATGATCGCAGGGAACTTGATGACCTGCAAAAGATCGTTATCGATCTCTTCCATTACCCGCTGATAGAAATCATCCTCACCGACACGAGTCCCATTGATAGTGGTGCGCCCATTCTCGCCGGGACGAGTCAACCAATCCTGACGAAACACCTCAAACATCTGTTCAGTCAAATTGAGAGAAACACGAGACTGGATATCATCAATATGTAGATGATCGGTACGAGTACCAGCGATCTTTGACCGCCAACCCAACCCAACCATCGAATAATCACGCTCATCGTGCCGCTGCTTCTTGAACACATCGAAGTAGTCGGCCCCCCAAGACTGTGCAGTCTTACGACCAGACTGATTCTGGGGTACAAAAGGCCCAAACTTGGCTACATATCGGGGATATGGGCCATGTGGTTCCATACGGGAACGAATACGACCAAGGATCTTGCGGGACATATCCTGCCCCTCAGACCCTACGGTGATACGGAACTCAGGGTTCGTAGCAAGTTTGTAACAGAAATAGTCTTCGGCTAGGGTCGTTTTTCCATGTTCAGGAGGCCAAAGAATCACCGTCATATTACCGGGAGGCGTGTTCTCGTAGGCATCAATTGCCTGTATGTGGAACCAAGGCGACATATGGTCAAAGAACTGGCCCCTGAACGACGCAAACGAGCCATCCCACGGGTTATCTCCACGCTGAAGGGCTTCATGGCGTACAGCATCCGCGCGTTCCGCGAAATCAGGGATACGTTGACGCCATTTATCGTACGCTGACCGTGTGACACCAGCGATACGGCACGCTGCTTCGATCTTTCCATGCTCGCGCAACCCCTCCATGAACAGGGCGCGTGTGGATTCGCCCTTATCCTTGGCGGCGTTGCCTTGATTCACGAGTGATCAAATACTGATTTGGCTACTTCAAGTTCAATAGTTTCAGATGCAATTACTACATCATCACTAGCAACCTTGACCGTATGGGTACCGATCTGATCCAGATCAACATCGACATAGTAGATGCCGGTACCGCTACCACCTACCACGGTTAACGACGTATCGGTCCCGTCGGGCTTACGTTGCGTACCCGCAGACGTAGTAGCCGTAGCGGTTCCTGCGGTCTTGAAGGTTGCGGTAACCCTTACCCGGTCACCCTTATCGTAAGTAGCCATTACACACCTACCAGTAGTTCAAGCGTATGTTGTCGTTCTTCGTTATTTGACGATCCTGTTACATTTGTAACAGAAAGGACAAGTTCCGGCTGCGGAACCTTGTGGATAAGGGACGCGAGAACGACAGTAGCGGTACCCGTAATCGCCCCTGCGACATACGCTATTTCAATAACATCAGCCGTAACAGTGGCGGTACCCGTAATAGCAGCCGTAATCGGCCTCTCACGCACAATCGCAGCCGCAACAGTACCAGTACCGGTGATATCCCCAGCGATAGACGCTTCTTCGGTGATCGCAGCAACAACCGTAGCGGTACCAGTGATATCTCCGGCAATTGACGCTACCTCTACAATCGCAGCCGTAACAGTTGCCGTACCGGTAATCGCACCGGCAATGGACGCAACCTCAACGATGTTGGCTGTAACCGTCGCCGTACCAGTAATCGCTCCCGCAATGGCATGACTCTTGACACCCTGATAGGTGTAGTCCGCTACCCGATAGTCAATCCCTGACTGGCGATAGTCAATCATTGGCTATGAAAGCGAGGCTAAATAAGTCTCCCAATCAGCCACGACCTCATCGGTCCAAGTCGCATTCGCAACAGCAATCACCCGTGCTTCTTGACCGGAAGTGTCGTCGCCGGGAGCCAGAACCTGACGGTGAAATGTACGGCTCAACTCAACGCCATCTTCAGAGATACAAGTTGCCGTTCGCACACCAACCTGCCCCTGTTCTAGAACCTCGATTTTGTCAACAATGATAGATTTGGTAAGTGCCATGATTTCTCCTAGGCGGTAGCGATGTACGAACCGGAAATGAGGAAGTAGGAGCCAGAGTCCACGTCGTCGGCGAGGGTGGCGTCCTCAGCGGTACCACCGGCCCCAGCGTTCATGTCCATGAACGTCCCGCCGGGGTGGAGTTTCGTGAGAATGCCACTCTTGGCGTTGGCTAGGTTGACGACGGTGCCCATATTGTTTCCCATGTCGGGGCCTTCGGACACCGAACCGGTCGAAGTGAACGGAAGACCGCCAACCCGAAGGGTTCCGGTCGGTGAGGACACCGACGACACCTCAAAATGTCCTTGGACGTGGACGACCTTGCCGACCTTCGTGTAGGAGCCGAGGTCATTGCCGGTGTCAACGGTGATGGAGCCAGACCCTGAGCAGGTCAGGGCGCACGTCCACGTCCCCTCCTCATAATCGTCCAGCGTGTTTCCGTTGCTCGAATTGAGTCCGTCCAGTTTCAGGCCGCCACCCGAAGTGGTCAGTTGCAGGGTCGTCCCGTCATAGGTGGCGGTCGATTCTGAAACTACGGAAGAACTAGAACCGTAAGTCGCCAAACCATTCGCCGTGGAACCCGACCAAGAAACACCCGCCGGTACAGACTCCCACGCAGTAGTACCATCAGACTGCCTAGTCATCACCTGACCATCAGAAGCGTCAGCAGCGTTGGAAGTACCCGTACCAAGTTTGGTTTCCAACGCGATAATCGCACCGGAATGATTCGTATGAACTACGTCGTGCTCGTACCCGCTCGCGTCAAGGTCCGTGGTTGAACTAGGTGAAGGCTGCTGAGTGGAACTGTCAAGCGCACCGGGATATGCGGTAGCCATTACCAGATCCTAATCTTCCAAAGATAACGAGGTGAACCACCCAAACCATGATCTTTACGCCGTGGCACATTGAGAAAACGACTTTCTGGAACAACAGTTCTCTTCCCAGATCGTGGAGGTACCTTCTGTCTTGGCGGTCTACGAGGCGCAGAGGTCTTTTGACTACTACGCCCCCCAATCGGTCGCTTATCGCTCTTAGCCATCTACTGGCCCCAAATCCTCTCTCGCATACGCATCCCACCCGGAGTCGCTCTCGCAAACTTGGTGCTGCTCCAAATTGCCGGAGTATCCTTAGAATAAACCCGCTTAAGCCCAGCCCACTCTTGCCTTGATGCTGTTTCGTAATTCCCGTACTTGGCTCCACCACCGAAAGTGTCGAAGTTGGCATTGAACTGCGCCGCAGAATGCGCCGCCTGACTAATCTCCAACGCGGTACCGGGAGGCCCAGTCTGCCTACGTTGCCTCCCTCGCGTACCGGGGGGACCGGTCTGCTTACGTCGCTTCTCAGCCATCTATCTCTTCCTCTCGCGCTTCTTAGCCATCTATCTCTTTCTCCGTCTAATAGGAGTACCGGGAGGTCCGGTCTGCCGCCGCCGTACCCGCACCAGTGAATCTAGGTCCCTCTTCCTTTTCGGATAAGGCGTACCGGGAGGACCAGTCTGCCTACGCTGCGAGGGCATAGCATGATGAGGCCGCTTACTACTCTTAGCCATCAGGCGAGCGTAATCGTCACAGCGCCAGCAGCAACACTAATAGTGTCACCAGCCAACACAGCCTTCGACGTAGTAACCGCCGTATGAAACAACAAATTACCCGAAGACGCCGCATCCCACACACCAATATGCGTCACCGTACAAGCAGGCATATTAGAAAAAGTTTCCGCATCCGTATTCGCCGTATTCCCACCCGTCGCATGAGCAGCATCAAACGCACACGCCTGACGGGCATACGACCCACCAGAACACTCAGCACCCGAACCCGCATCCGTCGGATCAGCAGTATGCAAAGCAAGATACACCGCCGAAGGCGCCCAATCAGCCGTGTTACGCAACACGTAATCCAGCACCTTCTTCTCCAAATAGTCAGACATCTCAGCCATAAGAAAAAGTTACCTTTCCGTAACACAACAAGGCTAGCAAAACAATACACACATGCTACCATCCACGCAACACCCGCAACGCACTAACACGGGCCACATAAAACGATAGTGCCGAACCCTAACTAGGTTACGTTCGCCCGTCAAAAGGGCAACTGCCCCCTGCACAAAAGCCAAGAGGCGCAGGGGCAGCACCCAACACAGTCGAAGGTGCAGGCCGAACCGTGCCTACAAACGGACGGAGGGACCCAAGGGGTGCCTA